GGGTTTTTTCTTTACGCTACAATAAAACTAAAATAAATTATTAATCGTGGCAGCTACCATAGACGCAACAATAAAAGGAGCAAATGCTAATAGCTATGTCACATTGACTGAAGCTAATAGTTATTTTGAAACCGTTCCAGATTCTTCGACTTGGACAAATAAAACAGACGATCAGAAGAATAGATCATTAATATCAGCTACTAGATGGATTGATGGGTTTGTGTTTTATGGAGATAGATGTGATTCTGGTCAGGCATTGAAGTTTCCAAGGAATAATTATCAGGTTGATGGAGTGGAACTTGCTTGTTCTACTATTCCTCAGAATATAAAATATGCACAGTTTGAATTAGCAAGAGCATTAGCAAATGATACTGGAGCTATAACTGGTACAACTGGTAAGGACGGAAATTTTTCTGAAGTGCAATTAGGAGACTTACAAGTCAAATATAATACTGATAGTCAAGGAACAGGAGCAGTAAATAATATTATGGATGTTTACCCTTGGTTACAAAGTTATCTTGGAGCGTATATGTTAGGAGGAGCAGGAGCTTTTCAAATGAGAGTGGTTAGAGGATAATGGCAGGTCAATTAGATTCATTATTTAAAAGTGTTGCCCAAAGTGTTGTATCTTCTTTAGGTACATCACTTGATAGCACTATTAGTTTTACAAAAAAAGGAGTTGCTAGTTATAACATTGACAAAGGAGAGCAGATAACTGTAGATACTGTTTTTTCTGATTTAAAAGTACCAATATCTTTTATTCGTTCAGAAGAGGAAACAGGTCAAGAAATGAGACAAGCAAGACTATATATTACTCCTGACCTTATAGGTAACAATCAAATAGAAATGAATGATGAAATAACTATAAATTTTAATGGTGCAAATAGAATTGCACAAATTGTTGATATTGATACTAAAAAAGGCGGACAAATCTATTTGTTTATTATTTTGGTACGTTTTTAAATGGCAACAAGATTTTTAAAAGATTTACCTAAAGATTTAGAGAGGAAAATTAGTAGAGATTTTAATAATCTTATAAAAGATGTCCACTTTGAATTGTCTAATAGAAATGAGACTAGACCAACAACAATGCCTGTCTTTACAGGCTTTTTTGCATCTAGCTGGAAGGTTCAAAATAGTCCAGTAACAGCCACGCATAAAGCGGAAAATTATGAACCTTGGGCAACTCAAAGGCAAATTGTATGGAAAGCTTTTTCTAAAGGACAAAAAATTAGACCACCAAAACCAGTTGTAAGACCTAGATTTCCTGTAGGATCAGGTAAAAGAATATTTAACTATAAAAAAGCAGTTTTTATTGGAAATAAAGCGATTTATTCTCAATATGTTTTAGAAAGTGGAGAAATTCAAAAATTTGTTCAAGGTGATTTAGCTCGTTTAATAAAAGAAAATATGTCAGATAAAGGTAAGCTATTTATAGGAGGGGCTACACCCGAAAAATCATCAGGAATCACATACACAGGATTTGAAGCATGACCTTAGTAAACACAAGAGCAGCATTTGAAAAAGCAGTAACAGACAAGGTTTCAGACTTTGATCCGACTGTTTTAATGGTTTATGATAATGTTCATTTTACAACTCCTGGAAAAAGTCAAAAATACATATTAATGAATATAAACTTTACTCAATCAACTTTACAAAATCAAGGAGCAGCTTCAACTTATTATGCAGGAGTAATTCAATGTAATATTTACGTTCCAAAATCAAAAGGTACTTCTGTTTTATCTTCAATTTCTGAGGCTGTTATTGATGGTTTGACTTCGGTAAACGCTTCTGGATATACAGATACTTTTAGTTGTAAACCTAGAGTTTTAGATATTAATGGTCCAACTCCTCTTGAAATTGAAGATAGAAGCCATTTTATTGGTATAATATCTTGTCAATTCTCAGCTAACGCTTAGTATAATAGAATAGCAATCTAATAAATTTATGGAAGCGATTGAACTCCTTAAAAATAAATTTGGTGTAAGCCAAAAATATGTATATGAATTAAAAGATGGAGATGAAACAGTATTAGAGATATATTGGAATCCATTAACTATTGCAGAGAGAGAATCAATCGTAGCAAAATCTGGAGATTCAGGTACTAATGATGATTTTGCCTTGAATCTTATGATTGAAAAAGCATTAGACAAAGAAGGTAATAGATTGTTTCAAGATGGTCATAAAGCGTCATTAAGACGAGAAGTAAATGCTGGAATCTTGCAAGATATACAACTTGCAATGTTAAATTCTGGTTCTGAATATAAGTTAGAGGAAGCGAAAGCAGATTTAAAAAGTTAAAAACGATTGGTTTTTTATGTTTTTTTTAGCTTCAGAGCTAGGAATGACTATTCAAGAACTTACTAATAAATTGACACAAGAAGAATATATAAATTGGCTTGCTTATTATGAGTTAAAAAGAGAATATGAAGATAAAGCTTATGAAGATGCAAAGAATAAATCACGAGCAAGAAAACGCTAAAAGCGGTACACTAAAATAAAGTTTTGTTTTTGCTGTGGCCGATTACGGTGTAAATATAAATTTAAGGGTAAAAGGGCAATCTGGTCTTGATAGATTAAATGCAAAAGTAAAACAGCTAACAAAAAGTGTAGATGATATTCGTCAGATAGATATAATTAATCCTCGAAATACAGGAGGTGCAGGAGGAAAGGATGCTCGAAATGAACTGAAGAAATACAGACAAGATATGGATGATGTTGTTAAAAGTGTTAATAAAGCGAAAGGAGCCTTTGGTGAAACAGCTAATCAACAAATGGCAGTGTCAGATTCTTTAGAAGAATATACGAACAATTTAAAAATTGGTACGAAAAGACATAAAGAAGCATTAGCAGCCACAAATAAACAAAATGCAGCTATAGGTAGAGAAACAATTTCAATTAATAAAAATACAGATGCACAAATCAAAAACAATAACGCACAAGCTCAAGGAAATAAACTTGATAAATTTAACAACAGAAGTAACAAAGCAGCATTAACAAGTGGAGCAATTTCTGGTGCGTTCCCATTGTTATTTGGACAAGGCCCACTTGGAGGTGCATTTGGATTTGCTGGTGGTTTTGCAGGCACTAAAATCGGTGGTCAAATGGGAGGTTTTGCTGGAGGTCTTGTTGCTACTGCTGTTCTCCAACAACTTACAACGGCAATCAAAGGTTTAAATGATTTAGGTAAAGCATTAGATCCTAAAACTTTAAATATTGATGCGGTTTCAAAATCTTTTGGATTATTGGGAACTGATACAGAAAGATATTTGAAATTAATTGAACAAACTGAAGGTAAACAAGCTGCTTACAATGCTGCTGTTAAAGAGACAACAAAATTAATTGGACAAGATGGTGTCGAAGCTTTACAGGCATTTGCAGATGGAAGTCAAAATCTTACAAATGAAATGAGTAAGTTTTTTACAAGACTTGGCACTCAAATAGCAAAATTATTTACAAAAGGTGCTGATCAAGATACAGATAAACGAATAATAGGTTTTGAGCGATCAAATTTATTAGCACAAGCAAAGTTAGAAACAGAAGACAAGCAAATAATGGATCTAGTAAAACAAAGAGAAAATGCAAATAGAAATGTAGCTAGACAATTAGATGATCAAATTGTAAAACTTATGAAAGCAAAAAATATAGAAGATGCTAGAAAAAAAGCAGCAGAATTAGCAAGAATGGAATATGAACAAATAACTAAATCATTAACAGATCAAATTACATTTCTTGAAAATGCAATAACTTTAGGAAGTAGTGAAGCTCAAATTATAAAAGAAAAAACAAAACTTATAGAAGCTGCCAAAAAAGCTGGTGTTAAATTTGATGAAGCCGAAATAGAAAGACAAGTACGATTAAAACATGAATTACAAAAAACACAAGAATTATATGCGAGCATTGCTTCAACGATAGAAACAGGTCTTGTTGATGCTATAGAAGGTGCGATAAATGGTACTAAAACTCTTGGTGATGTTGCTCGTAGTGTATTCACACAAATTCAAAGATCACTCATACAGGCTGGAGTTAGCTCTTTCTTAGATAATTTGCCATTTAAAATACCTGGAAGAGCAGAAGGTGGGCCAGTAAAAGGAGGTCGTAGTTTTATTGTTGGAGAACGTGGTCCAGAACTATTTACTCCTGGAGCATCAGGAATGATTACACCCAATCATGCTCTTGGTGGTTCTACTAATGTAGTCGTAAACGTAGATGCCTCTGGATCGAATGTTGAAGGTGATGAACAAGGTGGTAGAGAACTTGGCCGTCTCATTTCAGCAGCAGTACAATCTGAAATAGTACAGCAGCAAAGACCTGGAGGTTTACTTGCATAATGGCCACCTTTCCCTCGATTCAGCCTAAATACGGGCAACAGAAACGATCCGCACCATTAACACGCACGGTTCGTTTTGCTGATGGGTATGAACATAGAATTTTATTTGGAATAGCAGAACATCAAAATCCAAAAGTATTTAACTTTACCTTTGAAGTATCAGAAACAGAAGCAGATACTATAGAAACTTTTCTTGATGCTCGTGCTCTTGATAAAGCCAGCTTTGATTTTCAACCTCCTGGTGAAGCTAGTTCATCTAAATTTGTTTGCGAAGGGTGGAGTAAATCAATACCATATTTAAATAGAGCAACAGTGCAAGCTACATTTAGACAAGTATTTGAACCATGAGTACTGATCCTGTTTTTAGTGAAGTTCAAAAGATTAATCCTTCAGCGATTATTGAACTTTTTGTATTGCAGTTAGATAACGCATTACATGGTGCGACTACCATTTATAGATTTCATGCAGGATCAAACTTAGATGCTAATGGTGAAATTGTTTTTGCTGGTAATACCTATCTTAGATTTCCTATTGAAGCTACAGGTTTTGCGTATCAACGTGGACAATTACCTCGTCCTAAATTAAGAGTTAGTAATGCTACAGGACTAATCTCATCTATCTTAGTAAGTGTAAATCAGGTAACAAGAGGTAATGATTTAACAGGTGCTACTTTTACAAGAATAAGAACAATGGCAAGGTTTTTAGATGCTATAAATTTTCCTGGTAATACAAATCCACTTGGTACACCAGATCCTTCAGCAGAGTTTAAACGTCAGGTATTTACAATAGATAGAAAATCAGCAGAAAATAGAGAAGTAGTAGAATTTGAATTAGCAGCTTCCTTAGACATGGCAGGAGTTCGAGCACCAAAGAGACAATGCACTCGTGCGTTATTTCCTAGTATTGGTACGTTTAATTGATGGATTGGAAACAAGATGCGTTGCTTCATGCGAAAGACCAAGACCCAAAAGAATCTGTTGGTCTTTTGTTAAATATTAAAGGTAAGAAGAGATATTACCCTTGTCAAAATTTAGCTATAACCAGTTATCAAGAGTTTATATTAAATCCAGAAGATTATGTAAAAGCGGATAATACAGGTGATATTGTTGCTGTAATTCATAGCCACCCTTTGAATCCACCCGTACCAAGTCAGGCAGATAAAGTAAGTTGTGAAGATAGTGGATTACCTTGGCATATTGTTAATCCAAAAACAGAAGAGTGGGGTTATCTTGAACCATCAGGTTATAAAGCACCTTTACTTGGAAGGCAATGGGTTTGGGGTGTTACCGATTGTTGGTCTTTAGTAAGAGATTGGTATAAAGAAACAAAAAATATTGAATTAAGAGATTGGGAAAGACCATTAACACATGATGAATTTGTGGATAATCCTATGTTTGAAAGTTGTGCTTGGCGAACTGGATTTAGAAAACTTAGACCAGAGGAAAAGTTAGAAAATGGTGATTTAATTTTTATGTCTATTTGTAGTGCAGGACTTAATCATGTAGCAATATTTTTAGATGGAGATGTATTACATCATTTAACCGATAGACTATCTTGTAAGGAACCTTATTCTGAATGGTTGTTAAAATGTACAGGAGGTAGGTATCGTTATGCTTCGTAAAATAAAACTATACGGAAAGTTAGCAGAATTTGTAGGACATAAAGAGTTTGAAGTTCAGGTAGATAGTGTTGCTAAAGCAGTTAGTTTTTTAGTACACAATTTTGAAGGGATTGAAAAACACATGAGCCTTCAAAATTATCATGTAAGCGTAGGTGATTATGATATTGATAAAGATGAAACTGATTATCCTCTTGGAGGGCAAGATATACATTTTGTACCAGCTATATCAGGAGCAGGATCAGGAGCTAGAAAATTTATTGTAGGAGCAGTCTTAGTTGGACTTGCAGTAGCTACAGGAGGTACAAGTTTAACATTTGGTATTGGAGGTTTTGCTGGAGGTGCTGGAATAAGTGCAATAGTAGGTAATATAGGAGCTTTTTTACTCTTGTCTGGTGTTAATGATATGTTATTTTCATCGGAAGAACCTACTGATGAAGAAGATCCTAGAATATCTTTTAGTTTTTCTGGGGTGCAAAACACATCACGAGCAGGAACAAGCCATCCCATAGTTTATGGTGAAATAATTACTGGATCGGTTCTTATTTCAGCAGGAATTGACACTAATCAGGTATCAGCATGACAGATAAAATTATTAGAGGTGCTTTCTTTGGTTTGTTTAAATCACCAAAGCCACCAAAACCTTTTAAAGCTCCAGATACTTTAAATAGTAAACAGTTTGCAACTTTACAGGATCTTATATCAGAAGGAGAGATTGAAGGTTTTGCCACACCATCAAAAGCAGGGCTTACTAAAGGTGATTCAGTTTATAATAATGCAGCTTTGAAAGATGTTTTTTTAAATAACACTCCTGTTTTAAATAAAAATGCAAGCAATGCAAACCCACAACTAGCAGATTTTAACTTTCAAGATGTAGGATTTACACCTCGTTTTGGAACATCAAACCAAACTCACATACCAGGTATAGAAGGCAGTGAATCTGTATCTAATGTCGGAGTAAAAGTTACTAACTCTGCTCCTGTTACTCGTCAGATAACAAATACAGCAGTAGATGCAGCAAAAATTGTAGTTACTTTTCCTTCTCTACAAAGATTTAATGATGAAGGAGATATTTATGGTACTTCTGTTAATTTAAAAATTCAAGTGCAGTATAACGGTGGGGGTTTTTCAGACGTAATAAATAACACGGTTACAGGTAGAAGTGCAGATGCTTACCAAAAACAATATAGAGTTTCTTTTACAGGTGCTTTTCCTATTGATATTAGAGTTGTGAGAGTAACTGGTGATAGTTCTTCAAGTCAATTACAAAACGATTTAATCTTTACAAGCATTACTGAAGTTGTTGATGATAAACAAACTTATCCAAATAGTGCTTATACAAATTTACGAATAGACTCTGAACAATTTAGTGCTATACCTGACAGGTCATATCGTATTCGTGGAGTAAAAGTAAGAATCCCTGGAGCAGGTGCATCTAATTCTGGCACTCCCACTGTTGATTTACAAACAGGAAGAATAATCTATCCAAGCGGATACATTTTTAATGGAACGATGGGTTCAGCCCAATGGTGTTCATGTCCTGCTTTAATTTTGCTTGATCTTTTAACCACTGAAAGATATGGATTTGGAACACATATTAAAGACGCTAATCTTGATTTGTTTAGTTTTATTGCAGCTAGTAAATATGCAAATGAGCTAGTAAGTGATGGATTTGGTGGTCAAGAAGCAAGGTTTAGTTGCAACGTAAATATACAAGGGTCTTCGGACGCATTTAAGTTAATAAATGAGTTAGCTGGAGTGATGAGATGTTTTCCTATTTGGTCTGAGGGTTCTGTTTTTATATCTCAAGATAGACCTACCGATCCAACTTATTTATTTAGTTTGGCGAATGTAGGTGAGGGTGGTTTTAGTTACTCAGGTAGTAGCTTGAAGCAAAGAAATACAGTAATAAATGTGAGCTACTTTAATATGGATAGTAGAGAAATAGATTATGAAGTTGTAGAAGATACTACAGCACAAGCTAAATTAGGCATAATTAAAAAAGATATAAAAGCTTTTGCCTGTACTTCTCGTGGGCAAGCCCAAAGATTAGGGAAGGCAATACTTTTCAGCCAGCAAAATGAGTCTGAAATAGTTACATTTACAACTTCAATAGATTCTGGAGCGATTGTAAGACCTGGATCTGTAATTTCGATCAATGATCCAGTTAGAGGGGGAGAACGTAGAAGTGGTCGAATAAAATCTGCTACAACTACTACTATCACTGTAGATAATACTGTTAATTTAAATACTTTTACAGGTAGCAATAAAAAATGTAGTGTCATAATGCCAAATGGATCAGTAGAGACAAAAAACATTACAGGTATTATTAACAATGTCATAACCTTAGATTCTGCTTTATCTACAACACCAAATGTAAATAGCATTTGGCTTATTCAAAGTTCTACATTAGAAGCTCAAACTTTTAGAGTAATAACTGTTGAGGAAAAAGATGGCATTAATTTTACGATTACAGCACTTACTTATATTGACGGTAAATACGCAAATATTGAGCAAGGTATCAGTTTACCTGCAAGAAATATTTCATTACTAAATGAATTAAAAGAACCTCCAGCAAACTTACAAGCATCAGAAAGAATTGTTGTCATAAATGCTTTAGCTGTATCAAAACTAATATTGTCTTGGGTTTCGGTTACAGGTGTCAGTCAATATCTTGTTCAATATAGATTTAACAGTACTAACTGGGTAAGTGAAATTGTCTTTAGACCTGACTTTGAATTATTAAATACTGAAGCTGGCAGTTATGAATTTAGAGTATTCTCTTATAATTCAGGCTTAAAACTTTCAGCAACTTCTACTGATCTTATTTTTAATGCTGTAGGTAAAACAGATCCACCTGGTAATGTACAAAACTTATCTATGGAACCTATTACTAATAAATTAGTAAGGTTAAGATGGACTCAAGCTGTTGATCCAGATGTTCTTCACGGAGGACGGGTTTATGTGAGGCACAGTAATCTGACGGACGGAAGTGGCACGTTCCAAAATTCTGTTGACCTTGTTACTGCTCTTGCTGGTAACACCACAGATGTAGTATTACCAAGTTTAGAGGGAGAGTATATTTTAAAATTTCAGGACGATCAGGGAAACTTTAGTGTTGGAGAGGCTTCTATAATTCAAGACTTACCTGATTTAGTTGATACTCAAGTTATTCTGCAAGACAGAGAAGATTTAGATAGCCCTGCATTTCAAGGTACAAAAACTAATACAACATTTAGTAATACTGCCAGTGCTTTACAACTTACAAATCCAACTACGAATGCAACAGGAGAATATGCTTTTAAAGATACTTTAGATTTAGGTGCTGTTTTTTCTCTTGATTTAAAAAGAGTAATTCGCTCTGTTGGTTTTGTTACGGGAACAGATATAGAAACTTTGATACCTGGACCACCTGGAATATTATGGGATCAATATGCTTTAAATGGTAATTTTGATGGGCAAGCAGCAGATCAAGCTAATTGCCAAATACAGGTGGCGACTTCTCAAACAGCATCAGGTTCTTTTGGATCATTTAATAATTTTGCTAATGGAACATTTAAAGGCCGTAGATTCAAATTTAAGTTAATTTTAGAAACAACAAATACTACACAAAATATGAACGTACAGCAAGCAGGTTATACAGCAGAGTTTCAATCTAGAACAGAACAAAATTATCAAACAGGAAGCGGAACATCTACTGCACCGCAGCAATCAGGAACATCGGCAAAAACAGTTACTTTTGCCTCTCCATTTTTTGTTGGAACGTCAAGTTTAGGGGGATTGAGAGCTTTTATGCCGACTATAGGTATTACTATTGAAGATGCTCAGTCAGGAGACTTTTTTACAATAAGTCAACCTACTGATTCAAATGCAGGTAAACAATTTACTATAAGTATTAAAAATGGTTCAAGTTTTGTAGATAGATCTTTCACATTTTCGGCTGTAGGATATGGTAAAGGGGTGTAATATGGAGAAAAGTATTCTGTAAATGAGCCAAGTATCAGATTACAATATAGCTAATGCCTCAGGAGCTTCTGTAAGAAGTGACCTTAATGCTGTTTTTGATGCAATAAAAACTCTTAATAGTGGCGGTACAGATCCGACAAACCCAGAGTCTTTTATGCCTTATGTCGATACTGCAGATAATAATAATTTAAAAATTAGAAATGCAAACAATAATGGGTTTACAACTGTTGGCTCTGTTAATGAAGCAAATTTAGGTTTATTGCCTAGATCAGGCGGTACTATGACAGGCCAGATCTTAGGTGATGATGGATCGGCTGCTGGATCTCCAGCTTATGCGTTTGATAACGACACAGATACAGGAATGTTTAGATCTGGTGCTAATACGATAGGATTTTCTACGGCTGGAACTGCAAGAGTTTCTATAAGTGATGCAGGTTTAGATATTACTAACGGACTACCATTAAGATTACAGGATTCTAGTGGTGCTCCTTTTGTTTCTTTAAAGTCACCAAGTTCTTTATCAGGAAATGTAGATCTTACTTTACCTTCAACTATAGTAAATGGCGGTTTTTTACAGACAGATGGTTCGGGTAATCTAAGTTTTTCCATAGTGCAAGGTGTTCCTACTGGTTCTGTCTTTTGTATTGCAGTGGCTTCAGTCCCAACTGGTTATTTAGAGTGTAATGGTGCAGCAGTCAACAGAACAACATTCGCTGCTTTATTTGCAATTATTGGAACTCAATACGGGGCAGGAAATGGTAGTACAACATTTAATTTACCTGACTTACGAGGTGAATTTATAAGAGGCTTTGATAATGGTAGAGGAGTGGATTCGGGAAGAAGTATTGCAACTTTTCAGATTGACGATAACAAACAGCATAGTCATACAGCCTCTACAACAACTACTATCCCACCTCATGATCACCAAGTAGATACTCTCAATGAATTTAATAGTGTACATGGCACTTGGTCAACATCAGGAAGTCTAAGACAGGCTCATCGTGGTGGAACACCTCGTAAACCGTTAACAAGTGATACTTCTCTATCAGCTACTTCTACAACCTCTATTAATAATTCGGGTAGTTCTGGCGGCTCTAGACCTCGCAACATCGCTATGATGTACATTATTAAAGTTTAATTATGGCAATAGCACCTGGAACATATAATATGACTGTTCAAAGAAGATCAGATCATAGTATTCAACTTGTATTTAAAGATAGCACCAATGCTGCAATAAACTTAACTGGTTTTACTGTAGCTGCACAAGTTTGGGAGGAAACACGCACCACGAAATTTGCTGATTTTACTGTGGCTTATACAAACAGAACAGCAGGAACAGTTGATATTTCTTTGACAGATACTCAAACTGCTACATTTAGTCCAAATGTTTTAAAATATGATGTTGCTCTTACGAATGGAAGTGGTTTGAAAGAATATTATTTAGAAGGTACTATATTTGTATCAGAAGGTTATACAGCATGACTTCAGTAAACATTACAACTACTAAAAATACTGTAACAGTAAATGAAGGTGATACTACCGTTGTCACTGTTGCAACTCAAGGCCCACAAGGACCTGCGGTAGCTGGTGTCAACTTTGATATATCTGGCAAGGTTGACGATGCAGTTCTGTACTATCACGCTGCTTCTGATACCATAAAAGCAGATAACACAACCACCAAACTTACACTCGTAGACGGAGGAAACTTCTAAAAATGGCTAACACAGTACGCATAAAAAGATCAACAGGATCTTCAGCACCAACAAGCCTTGCAAATGCTGAGTTAGCTCATGCAGAAGGCTCCGATATTATCTTTATTGGTAAAGGTACAGGTGGAGCAGGAGGTTCTGCTACAACGATTGAAAAAATTGGTGGAAAAGGAGCATTTTTTGATAAAGATACAGTACAAAATGCAAATAAAGTTTTAGGTGGACCGACTTCTGGAAGTGATGCAGCACCAACATTTAGAGCTTTAGTTTCAGATGATATTCCTTCATTAGCTCATACAAAAATTTCAGACTTTGACACTGGTGTAAGAGTAAACAGGTTAGATCAAATGGCTGCACCAACAGCTTCAGTTTCGCTTAACAGTCAGACAATAACTAATTTATCTGACCCTGTTAATACTCAAGATGCTGCAACTAAAGGTTTTGTTGAAGCCACTTCCCAAGGACTTGATGTTAAAGATTCTGTAAAAGTAGCAACAACTGCAAACATAACAATATCAACTGCACTTAATAGTGGAGATTCTATAGACGGTGTTACTCTTGCCGATAACGATAGAGTTTTAGTAAAAGATCAATCTACACCTAGCCAAAATGGTATTTATATTGTTGGATCGTCACCAGCTAGATCGAGTGATTTAGCTGC